AACCACGCCATTACAAGTATATCTATCTTTACTAACACCGCCAATGGTGACACTTTCCTCGCAATAGTTAGCAGCAGCATTGAATGAAGTTGAGTCTATTAATGATGAATCAATTCCACGACCATATCTGGTGTTTGTTAAATAATCTCGAACACATAGTGCTGGGTTATTGCTCCAAGCAGTTGTTGATGTTCTTGGGTCATAAACCTTTGTGCCTTTAATATCGGCAGTAATTGTTGGTAATCCAGAAGCATAAATATCTTGATCATACTTTAATTTAACATAAAGATATGCTGTGCCTTTGAGTTGGTGATTTGAAGTCCAGCCAGTAACAGCACTAACCAAATTAGAATCTGCTGATTGAGTAGTTGAACCAGTATGTGTGTGAGTATCTAAAAAACCAGTAAATTTAGAATCAGTAGATAAAACATCATTCAAATAGATATTCTCAAATGAATCAATTTCACCTTCTGACATAGCCAGAACAACATTTAAATATTCATTATCAGTACCAGTAACTTCAAGAAGAATACGAGTACCACCAACTTTACGCTGACCATATACAACTGGAATTGGGCTGTCGTTTGCTTGTTTATTGATAAGCATCCCAGCCGTAGCACTTTCAGCAAAATCTGGTTGCACTGGATCATCAACTAAAGCACCAGTTACTACACTTGATACAACCGCTCCAGAAATAGCACCAGCAACAGCACCAGCGATAGTGCCATAAGCCAGTGTTGTTCCTACATAGGTTGAAACAGCAGTGCTTGTAGCAACACCAGCAACAGCACCAACAACTATACCCATCTTAATACCTCTGTTATATTAGGTACTTTTAATATATTCACAATTTCAACACCAATATCATCACGAACAATAGCCGCCTTACTACCAACACAAACGGCAACTGATCTCCATTTTCTTTCGTGGGCGAGTTTTTGTTCCATAACAATAATATCGCCAGTTTGAATATGGCTTAATTCAACTGCTTTAAAGCCTAATTTTTTTAATTGTTCAGATATATCACCGTGCTTTTTAGCGTACTTCCAAGCACTTGCTTGTGAGTGCCATAAGCCAGTGTATTTGCCCCTTAATTCTGTTCCCTTCATAGCATCAATAGCACCAGCCACGAACAAAGGGCAATCGTTATAACCAAATTCAAACGGCTGACCTATTTGTTCTTGGACATATTCTTGTAACGCTATTTCACTTTTAGGCATCATTTGGTCTACCCCAAATAACATCTTTAACTATTTCAGAGGCAAATTCAAAGCCCTTATCTCCAGCAAAATGAACTTGTTGTTCTTCGTGATTAGTGTGTCTGCCAGTTGTGCGACTAAAATCTACCCAAGAATTAGTAGCAGTAACACTAACAGATGATTTGCCATCATCTGGATTTTCAGCAATCGTTGGTGTGTCCATTCTGCCCTCAAATATCAATACTGGGTCAACAACTAAATCTTGTGAATCATCTAAAAAAGCGGTGTAAATTTTTACTGTGCGGTCTATGTAGTTCTTGTTTAAGACTTTACTTATCCACACTTGGTCAATACCAGATAATGATAAAGTAACACTGGAAACCATAATCTCTGCCGCTTCTTCAATATCACTGAAACCCATAAAATGACCAACACCATCATAATTATTACCATCATAAGTAATGGTCTTATAAGCATCGGTCATATAAACCGTTTCATCATCAAATATAACTTGAACTAAATGAACTGGTCTATTTTGAAGTTTAACAACCTCAGTTTGAAATGCTGCCGTTGAACCTCTATCAGCCACTATACAACCTCAACTAATTTAATTGAGAAACCGACCAACTGATCAACACCCATTGACAACTCTTGCTTATCATCAACAAACGCCATAGTAAACGGAACGTCATTGTATGTAACAGCTTCATTATCAGCAACCGCACTCATTAATGACGGTTCAATTGCCAAGGATGTGGTTGCATCTGCGGTTAATGTATAAACCTTATCGTGACTAGCAAACTTAACAAAATCACCAGCCTTTAGAGTGCCTGTCAAACCATCAACTGTAATGCTTGAATCACCTGCTGAATACCCACTAGCGTTATTAACTAACAATGTGCCTGTTGCTGAACCGCTTGAATCTTTGTATATAGGTGGTTGATAAGTGAATGTGCCGTATTGACCTTGTTGAGAATTAGTAAACGCCCATAATGGTGCGAATGTTGCTCTTGTCATTGCTGGATAACCAGCTTCAATTAACCACCTTTGACCACCACGAGAACGTGCCTGTCTTTTTAATGAATGAGTAACACTTGTAAGAGTTGGGCTAATGCCAGTAATCTTAATTGAACTGGCTGTTGGTGTTGTTGGGAATGTTCCACTCATAATGCTACCGATTTACCGTTACGATTAAATGCTTCACGAACTACGCCAACAATTGTAGCACGATTTTTAACCATTCCTTGTTGAAATGAAGCAGAATCAAATGCTTGTACTTGGAATGTAATGTTTGCGTTTTGGATATTATCACCACCACCAATCTTTTGTCCAGCGTTCATAGCATCTATTGCTTTGGCGTTTCTAGCTGTACCAGCACGATTGACAACTGACTCGCCCACTTGTAATTTAGCAAGGCGTTCATCTGAACGATAACCAGAGTGAAATGATGGGATAGAAGCAAGACCAATAGCACCGCCAGTATGGAGATTAGTTCTTGGAATTGAATTACCACTTATGATACTATCAAATAAGTCAAAATTATCAAGGAATCCAGCCAGTTTCCTTCTAATCTGAATTCTAATTAAATCAGCAATGATAGAACGTGCCATATTTTTAAAAGAAACCTTCGCACCCATTGCCATCTTAACAAAAGCATCTTCCATTGATTGTGCTGTTTTCTTACCTACATTTGCTAATTCTTTTTGGTTTTCTTGAGATTTTTTAACATCTTTTGAGTAATTCTGAAGCCCTCTTGTAAGGGAGTAATAATATTCTTTAGCGGCTTGTTTTGTTTTACCAAACCACGTCATTTCTCTCTCTAATGCTTTAGCACCACCAGCACTAATTAATATCGCTTCTTTTTTCTTTTCCAATTGTATGCCAAGTTCTGCGTTTATTTTGGCTACTTCGGCTTTATATTTGTTTAATCTTTTTTGATTATCAGAACCATATAGTTTTTCATCTTGCTCTAAAACTGAAATTGCTAGATCAAGCCATCTCTTTCTTTCTTTATTGGTTTCATTGAAGATGCCAGTTATACTCAACACGCCTAATTGAAAGCGTTTTAACAACAATTCAGAACCACCAATCATCTTATTGAACAATCCTAAAGCACCAGATTCAGTTGCTAAAGTAACAATCGTTTCACCCAGCGATGTAGCGGCATTATCAATATTACCGAGTGTTTCTTGGTATTCTTTAAATGTAGAAGAATCCATTTGCCCTTGAGATTCTTTTACAACATCATTAACAAGCCTTAACTTTTCTTCCATTGATACGGCTTTTAAATCAACATCTTCAAACCTAACGCCCATCTTGGCATATTGTTGCTCAAGAATGTCAACCACAAAGCCTTGTGCTTCGCCAGTAGTTGATAACATCACTAAATTGTCGTGGAGTGTTTCAGCCTGTTCGTGTGGAAATGCGTAACCAAGGGCAATGGCTTGTTTTGCAAGATTACGTTGTGCTTCTTCGTTTAATCCAGCAGTTTTAGCAGACTTTAAAAATCCAGCAACTTGTTCTGCTTGAATGTCTGTGGCTAGTGCTGTTTCTTTTGCCCAGTCTTTTTGTGCTCGTGTTAAACCAATTGAAGCACGTTCAAATGTTGCCGCTTTATTAACTGATAAAGCAATTGCCGCACCAACAGCAATCCAACCAGCTTTCATTTTGGTTAGCATTCCATCAGTTTCTTTGCCAGTTTGCTTACTGGTTTTGCCTAATTGTTTGGTCTTTTTATCAACGCCTTTAATTGCTTTTTCGGCTGGTTTGCCTTTAGCAAGTATTTGTATTTCAATCTTTTCAGTTGCCATTGCTTAACTCCTTGTTGGATTGGATTTTATAAGCTAATAGTGTACCAATTTCTGACATTGGCAAGGCGTTTATTTCAGTGATGGTCTTATGAAGTTCAAAGGCAAGATATGCCTTGGTCTTTAGCCATTCATCTTTTTTAATATTTCTTGCTGTTCCTCTACTATATCGCTTACAGATTTTAAACCTATTACTGCCGCCAAATAACTTGCGGTTTCGTAAGTTATATTATCTTTAATCCACTTAACTTTTGTTAAATTAGTAAAAACACGTTCACCATCTTTATTGAGCAGTTGAAAGTAGATAATGTGAGAACGCAATAAATCATCATCATAATAAGTTAATTCAGTAGTTGACCCATCAGTTTCTTTAACTGTTTTGGTTTTTTTAGATAACTCTAATGCCCTCGAATGGTCATCGCCAGACATAATGCGGTAATAGATTTTATGAATCTTTTTACCCACCACAATGTCAGCCGATCTAATATCTTTAGATTCTTTCTCTAATGCTTTTAATAATTTATCCATAGAATGAAAAGGGCAACTTAATGCCCTTTAGATTATGCGATTGTTAGTGCCGCAGTGCCTTCAAAATTGAAGGTAGCTTCGACAATGCCATTCACATCGTTAGTAACGCTTTGGCTTGTAATGATTGCTTCGCCAGAATACTTATCGTATGAGCCAGTACCACCGCCCAATTGTAAGTCTAAAGTAACGCTTGAACCGCCAGTTAAGCCAGTTTGTAACGCACCTTCTGCTGTGCCAGAAGCATCAAAGACGGCTGTAATAGAACCAGACCAACTGTTTAAAGTTGCCGTAGATTCTTTCCAACCGCTTGAGTCAAAGTCTGTAACGTCAACAGTTTCTTGTGCAATATCTAAAGACCACGCTTTCGCGTTACCCATTGCACCAGTTTCAACTGTTACACTACCTGTGTGTCCAGTAATAGCCATTATGTAACTCCTATTTTAGTTGTTGTAAGTGTAATCAAATAACCACGCTCTTGTTGTTCAACAGTAACCGCAGCTTCTTCAATTCCCTCATTTCTTGTAGCATCAAGAATAGCTTTCATTTTTTTGTCAGTATATAACCGAGAATCTAAATATAATTCAAATTCCTCTAAATAATCATACACCTGTTCATCAAATGTTGAGCGTTCTTCATTAATACTATAAGCCTTGACGGATTCTCTGAATTCACGATTATTGAGCGTGTCATTCTTTGTCAATTTATAGCCCTTTGATTTAAGCAGACTTATCATTTGCTCAACACCACTTGATTAGACTGTTTTTCTTCTGCTTCTTCAATAGTGCCATCTTCATCAGTATCATAATCAGCCTTTAATGTAGTCAATTCACTTTCGTAATTTTCCTTAAAGACTAAATATGATTCATTAAAAATATCATCAGTATCAGCATCTTGGCGTTTAGCCATACAAATTAATTCTAACGTCTTAGTCAAATGAAGTTCTTTCACTTGAGCAGTTGTTAAAAATAATGCTATATCCAAACCCCTGTTACGCATTTCATTAGCAATAATGTCATACGCTCTATCAATATAAGTTTGATAATCAAGATAAACAATACCAAATCCAGTTGAACTATCTACTGCGTTTGAAACAGCATCAAATCCAAATGTACCAGTTGAATCAGTATAAGAAGTAATAGTCGCATCAACACCAGCATTATCACCAGTAATAAAACCAACAGTAGCACCAACTATTTCCGCTTCTACCAAGTCGGTTAAACGACCAGAAACAAGAGTTGTAGTTGAACCACTGTCAGCTTTTTCGTAATGATCAGCTAATATAGGCAGTGCCGCAATAATATCTGCATTTTTAAGCACCCACGCCATTGTCTATACCTCGTCAAAACACGCTAACTCTTTCATTGAGTTATAGTGTTTTTTCTTGGATAGAGTAACAATATCACCAGCCTTAAAGGTGTAGATACCGCCATCAATGCCGTGAGAGCCATCACAAAGTGCTTTCAATTGAAGTTTA